GTGACTAGCTTTCATTTATATCAAGGGGAAAAAAAAGATGTCACAGATTTATATAATTTATTAGTTGAATATAAAGAAGTCGATTTAGCTGATTGTGATTATCCAGATATAGATAAAGATAAATTATTATTCTTTATCAATTCAATTCAACAAAAAGGAAAAATTATTTGTGTTAAAAATTTAGATACAAATGAATTAATTGGAACTTGTATGTTTAATAAATCAGAATATTGGTTTAGTAAGACAAAAATTATGATTATTCAAATGATCTATATAAAACAAAAACATAGAAGTTTTAAATTAGTAAAACAAATAATTGATTCTGTAAAAAATGTTTCGGAAGATATGCCTATTGTTTTATCAATAACTTCTGGATTAGGCGTTGATCCTGTATTTTATAAATTAGGATTTGAAAATATGGGTTCTAATTGGAGGTTGTTATAAATGGGCGGTTGGAATCCATTAGAAGATATTGTTGATTTTATTGGCGATATTGTTGATGTATTTGTTGACATTGTAGAAGATTTTGTTGGTTGGCTTTATCCTCAACCAGATATACCGGATTTTGGGGATATGCAACAGGACCTCAATGCAAAAGGGGTTTTAGTTAATAAATTTAGTGCTAATGCTCATATTCCTATCGTATATGGAACACGAAAAGTTGGCGGAAATGTTGTATTTTTAGAAACATCTGGAACTGATAATGAGTTTTTATATATGGCTATTGTCCTTAGTGAAGGCGAGATCAACGATATTACATCAATATTTATAAATGATAATCAAGTCACTTGGTCTGGCGATATAGCTGATAATACACAAATCACAGTAGCAAGTAGCGATGCTAATTTTTATGATACTGCAAATTCAGAAAGTTTAATTACTTGTGAACCACACTTTGGAAGTGATAGTCAAAATGCTTCAAGTTTATTAAGTACTTTAAGTTCCTGGACATCAAATCATAGACTAAGAGGATTAGCTTATTTAGCAATAAAATTTAAATGGAACGCAGATAAATTTGGTTCATTACCTACTGTCAATGCCATAGTTCAAGGAAAAAAAGTTTATAATCCAAATTTAGATAGCACAGTTACTGGTGGTAGTGGATCACATAGAGCAGATACTTCAAGCACCTGGGCCTATTCTGATAATCCTGTTTATCAACTTTTAGATTATTTAAGAAATGATAGATTTGGAATGGGTATTCCTAATAGTTATTTTGATTCTAATTTTGCTGATTGGCAAGTTGCCGGTGATGTTTGCGATACTGATATCACGCCTTTTTCTGGTGCAAGTACAATTGATTTAATGGATAGTCATACAGTTGTTGATACATCAAAAAAAGCAATAGAGAATGTTCAAGAATTCGTTAAGGGAAGTAGAGCTTTCCTAAATTTTAGTTCTGGAAAATATAAAATCCTAGTAGAAACAACAGGTTCTGCTTCTATAACCTTAACTGAAGATAACATTTTAGGTGGAATTCAAGTATCATCAAAAAATAAAAATTCACGATATAATAGAGTTATTGTTAATTTTATTAATCCAGATAAAAATTATCAATCAGATAGTGCACAGTTTCCGCCCGTTGATGAAACAGGATTAGCAAGTGCAGATCAACACGCAACTATGAAAACTGCTGACGGTGGATTACTATTAGAAGGTAAATTTGATTTTCCTATGTTTACAAGTCCATATCAAGCACAAGAAATGGCTGAAATAATATTAAGAAGATCAAGATCAAGTCTTGATGTTACTGTAAAAGCTGATGCAACTGCTCTTGATTTATCTATTGGCGATATCGTAAACATTACACATGCTACTCCTGGATTTTCCGCTAAACCTTTTAGAGTTCAAGGATTAACTTTAAATTCTGATCATACTGTTAGTTTACAATGTTCTGAACATCAAGATTCATACTATACTTTTGGAACACAACAAGAAGTGGCAACTATTCCAGATACTACACTTCCAAATCCATTTTCAGTTAGTCCCCCTGCAAGTATCAGTCTTGATGATGAATTAATTGAATATGCAGACGGAATAGTAATAACTAGATTATTAATTACTATTGGAGTTTCCCCAGATAGTTTTGTCGATAATTATGAAGTACAAATAAAACAAACAAAAGATCAAAACGGTGCTACTGTTACTGATTCATTTAGAGAAATAGCAGTTGGTAAAATATTAGAATATCAACACTTAAATGTTATAGACGGAGCAGAATATCAAGTAAGAGTGAGAGCCGTAAATACTATCGGTTCTAAATCTACATTTATTTCTACAACAAGAACAATAGTTGGTGGAGTTGAAGCTCCAAGTAATGTTGAAGATTTTGCGGTAGAAATGCACGGCCAAAATCATATGAAATTAACATGGACTCCACCAAGTAAAAATAGTGATCTGGATATTTCTTTTTATGAAATAAGGTATCAAAATGTAACAACAGGCGCAAAATGGCTTAATTCAACGAATTTAGTAAGATGTCCTAGAAGAAAATGTGATAATGCTGTTGTTCCTGCACGCACCGGATCATACTTGATTAAGGCAGTCGATAAGAACGGAAATACTTCTGCTGAAGCTACAATAGTCACAACTAATATTTCTGATATTCAAGCTTATCAAACAATATCAACATTTACAGAAACTCCAGATATATTTACAGCTGCTGATAGTATGGATGCAAGTTTTCCTTTAGCAGTAAAAATAGATGCTTCAGGCGATACAGTATTAACTTTAGATACCGTTACAAATTTTGATGATACTGTTGGAAATTTTGATAGTCCTAGCGGTGATTTTGAATTAGGAGGTACTGATACAACATCAAATCCTAATTTTAATAATTCAAATAGAGATGCAAAAGGTTTTTACAATTTTACTAACAGTTTATCATTAGCTCAAATCTATGACGGAAATATTGAGCCAACGATTACATTAGATGCAGAAAATCCATATGATTTATTTGATAGTGGTAGAGGTGCACTTTTTTTTGATTCGGCCCGTGCTCCTTTTGACGGTACTGAACAAATTCACGCATTTCATAGAGTTCAAATTGCAACATCAACTTCAAGTCTTGCAAATTGTACGACTTTTGTAGATATAACACAATCTGCTACATTTAAATTTAAGTTTGCAAAATTTAGATTAAAACTTACTAATGATGATGATCAAACATCTAGTAATGTAAAAACTATATCTATTAAATTAAATATGGAAGAAAGAACATTTGCACAAAACGATTTGACAACATCTTCTGGAACAAGAACGATAACTTATACAAATCCATTTTATGCAGTTCCTGCAATTGGTATAGCAGCACAAAATCTAGCTACAGGCGACACATTTACAATATCATCAAAAACTGTTAATGGTTTTACTATAGCATTTGTAAATTCAAGCGGATCAGCAGTAGATAGAACTTTTGATTATATTGCTAAAGGTTATGGGTTGCAAAGTTAAACAGAAAAGGATATAGATTAGATATGGCACAAGTAAGTGATGTAAGTTTAGCAAACCAAGGATTTTCTGCATTTAGAACAGAATTAAATAATATTTTATCTGCGATAAATTCTTCTCATAGTGGTAGTTCTGCTCCTGGATCAGCTACTGCAGGGACTCTTTGGGTTGATACTGCTACAAGTGGAGTTTTAAAATTAAAAATGAATGACGGCACAGATAATGTTGAAATTTTACAATTAAATATTTCAAGTAATGCTTTAACTAGCACGATGTCGGTTACAGGAACTATTTCCGAGACTGATCCAAATGCTTTACCACTTGCGATTGCTTTAGGATAGGAGTTTAAATGGCTAATACTTTCAAAGTAAAAACAAATGGAGCTATGCCGGCAAGTGCAGGAACTCCTTTAACACTTTATACAGTACCTTCATCTACTACTACAGTTGTTATTGGATTGACACTTTGTAATATTCATACAACTTCCGTAACTGCTGATGTACAATTAGTTTCAGATACAAGCGACACAGAAACAAACGAAACAGTTTTATTAATCAAAGATGTAAGCATTCCTGCAGGAAGTTCATTAGAGGTTTTATCAGGCGGAAAATATGTAATGCAAACAACTGACATTTTAAAAATTGATTGCTCTGTAACAGCAAAAATAGACGCAACATTAAGTATATTAGAAATAACGTAGAGGTGTAAATGGGTTTTATAGGAAAACAACCAACATCAGCACCATTAACAGCAAGTGATATTACAAATGATATTATAAATGCTGATAAAATCGCTGACGATAGTATTTCAGACGAACATTTAGACGTCACATCAATCACAGGTCACTCAGAAAAAACATCTTTAGTAGATGCTGACAAGTTTTTAATATCTGATAGTGCCGCAAGTGGTGCATTAAAGTATGTGCAAAATTCAAATCTAGGTGGCGGTGGTTCTTGGAATTTGGTTTATTCAGATGATGTTTCTGGTATGGGTAGTGGCTCAAACGCATATTCAAATTCAAATTTATTTTCTTCTACTTATAATTTTTATAGAGTTTATATTTTAGATTGGGAGCCTCAAAACGATAGTGTTGATATGAATTTGCAATTAACATTAGGTGGAAGTTTAAGAACAAGCAATTATAAATTTCATTTAAGGAGACATGAAAGTGAGTCAGCAGAAAAAACAGGTGCATATGACAATAGTGGTGGTTCTATAAGAATCTTTGAGGGTTGTGGGAATGGAACAAGTGAGGTTATGAGTGGTTGGTTTGAATATCAAAATCCTACAGGCGATAATGGTAATTATTATATTACTCAATCTATGTATGCTGGCGCAGAGTCTAACGGAAATACAATAGGGGGAGTTGGTCAAGGTCAATGTGTAGATAGCACAGGTGCTATGACAGGTTTTACTATTAAAGCTCATTCTGGTGGTTTAGGAAGTTATAAATTAAGAGCATATGGATTAAAACAATCATGAGTAATAGCACAATCAACGGCAGATATAGAATACATTATCCTTTTGATAAAGATGATGTTCAAGGTGTTGGAACAGAAAATTTAACTGATGCAGAAAAAACAACAATAGCTAATGAATGGAATGCTGCACATGAAAAAAAATTTAATTATGTTAAAAAAAGAACTGAGGGATTTTCTACTTTTGATTACAATTCTACAACAGGTAAAAAAGAAAATTTTGTCAATCATTCTGGTTATGAAAGTATCGGTAATCAACTTGATAATTTATGGCACGATATTAATGATGGTAAATTAGATAAAACAGGAAAGTTTTATACATCTATAAAATCTGTAAAAGATAGGTTTGGTAAATAATGGCATTTATTGGTAAAGAACCGCAAGTTGGTGCTTATAATATGCTTGATGCACTTACAGCGAGTGCAACAGCAAGTTATAGTTTAACATTAGATTCAACAGCTTTTGTACCAGAAAGTGCAAATCATCTTTTGGTATCACTTAATGGTGTTATTCAAAAAGCTGGTAGTTCATATACTGTTAGTGGCTCTACCCTTACGTTTTCATCAAGTCTTGCGTCATCAGATTCAATCGACTTTGTTTTAGCACTTGGTAATGTTTTAGATATAGGTACTCCAAGCGATGCAACTGTCACTAACGCAAAAACTAATTTTGTATCAACATCAAGTGCTGCAGGATTACAGATCAAAGGCGACGGAACTACTGACGGAACTTTGCAACTTAATTGTTCACAAAATTCACATGGTATAAAATTAAAAAGTCCTGCACATAGCACATCAAGTAGCTATACATTAACATTTCCAGGAACTGATCCAAGCGCAGATAAATTTTTAAAAACTGACGGATCAGGTAATTTATCTTTTGCTGATGCAGGAGGTGGCAGAGCAACTTTATTAGCAACAACAACTGTAAGCAGTTCAGTTTCAAATTTTGATATGACTGATGTAATGACTGATACTTATAATAACTATGTGCTTGTTTTTCATGGTGGTGTTGTTGCAGTTGACGGAACTGATTTACGAATTACTTTTTTTTCTGGTAGTGGGACAAGCACACATTTAGCAAATAGCACTGATTATAGATATGCTTATCAACAAATGGTTTCTGACGGAACTTTTAATAATTCTTACAATACTGCAAATTCATATTTTAGACCAAACAGATCAGGAGTAGGAAATGCATCAGATGAAACATTTAATGGCGAATTACATTTTTTTGATTTTAGAAATACATCAAGAAGTAAATTAATATATGGTAAATTAGCACACGCAAGTTCATCAGGACATGGTATTGGAACAAGATCAGTTGGTATAATAAAACCTACATCCGCAATATCTGGTTTGAGATTTGAACTTGCATCTGGTAATATTGAAGCTGGAACTTTTAATTTATATGGATTGGAATAATGGCTAGATATAAATATTTAAATGGTGAACGAGTACAGTTAAGCACTGAAGAAGAAAATGCAATAATCGCAAAAGAAACAGCATGGGCTAATGATAGTGCTAACAGAAAACTTGAAGAAATAAGACTAATAAGGAATACAAAATTAAGTGAAACCGATTGGCAAGTTACTAGTGCTAAAGAACAAGGCACAAATCTTTCAACATCATTTAAAAATTTTAGACAAGGATTGCGTGATATTCCAACAACATATACAACTGAAAGTGAGTATGATGAATTATTGGCAAGA